CCGTAACCAGCCCCGTCAGCTGGAACGAATCAACTAAATGGTGGCGCGTCGTTCTGAAGACTCTTGGGAGCCTCGCACCGATTGTTGGCGCAGTGGGCGGCCCCGAGGGGGCCGTGATTGGCGGTGTGATAGGTGGAGCCCTCACCGCTTTCTCTGGGGCGGACTACAAAACCAAACGCGGGCTGAGTCGCGTTCCCCCGAACAAACCCAACGATTCTCCGGCTGCAAACCAGGCCGATGCGGCCGTGATCCTGATGCGGGAGCCCGGAAAGAAGCAGACCTCCACACCCGCGCTCGAGAACACTAACGCGAACCGGACGTACGCTCGAAAGACATACAAGGAACCACAGCGAAAACGAGTCCTCGCCTTGTTGGCAGGCGGATCGTTGCACGCCTGGCCGCACGTGTACAAATAAGACCCTGAAGATCCTCTGTAATGAGGCGCGGGCTAGGAACCCAGGGGTCACCCAACTGCAGAACAAAAACCAAGATGGACACAGCCTTTCTCCCCCCAATAATGTCAAATGACGAACATGGGGCGCCGCTCGCGATACACCTCCAGCGCGGCGTGTGGGGCGCGGGGTTGCACCCGGACGATGTCGGGCGTGAGCTGCGACCTTTCCCCCCGCCGCTGACGCGTTTTGAACGAGTCATCCTCAGTTCGATGTTCGGTGACATGCTCTATCTCGCCATCGTATTGCTGCTTGGAGGGGCCGTTTACGGCCTAACCAACGGTCTCTACGCTTTCGAGTAGAGCTCGCATTCTCTAGAAGAGACAAGGGAGTAGGACCCCAGGAGTAATCCAACTACAGAACAAATACAATCATGACCGACTATTACAACATCGACTATGAGACACATTTGGAAGACCTTTCCGACGCGTACGGACAATACGCCGCCGGAGAAGACGATTTTGCCGTGAACGACGCAATGAGCTTCAGCTCGTATTTGCGTGAAAACAACATGGCCGCGAACCCGGGGTCGGAGGAACAATATATCGACGCTCTCGAGAAAGACGCGCGGCGGCGCGAAAAACTCGACAAGAAAGGAAAAGGAATCGGAAAGGTGAACATGCGCTTCTCTGATGCACGTGTAGAACATGCGAAGAACGAACTGGCCGCAGGAGAACGCGCTGCCTTAACAATCATCAAAACGCACCGAACCGCCGTCCCCACACCCGACATCGCTGACGGTGACGTGTTGCACTACTTTCAAGGGCATGGAGTCCTCCTATACTGGCACACACGCCGGGCGCATATGGTCCGCCATTACCAAGAAGGTCTCGAGAGGTTGTCTTTCCCAAAGAAACCTTTTAATTTTCCCCTGCCCGCACTGGGGCAGCTCACCATAACTGGCATGCGCACAAAAGGGGAGGGACGTTTTCTCCACGGGTATCAGCACTTCTCCACCGGGAACGAGACGAGCAAAGTAACCATCTCTATGGATTATTCCGATGCGCCGAAACTCGCACACGGGACGTACCCGCAACGCAACGGAAAAGGTTTAATCCGCACATCCCCCGTTTTCGACTGTCTACCTGTCCCTGACTATGTCATCGACGAAAAGACCAAGAAAAGGTTGTACGACATTAAGTTCGATGTTAACACTGGACTTATCACGTACACGTGGACCGTTTCACGGGCCACGAGGAACCGACTTGCGCACGCATTGTACGGCAACGGAGGGCCAGCAGGCGGACACCACGATACACCAGAGAGGAAGTGCCATCTCTGCGGAAAAACCGGACACATAAAGCGGAACTGCCCGGCCAGCGGAGGGTCCGGCGAGGAAGTGGAAGAACGATGCGACAATTACAAACTCTGCGAAGAGAAGGACTGTCGAAAAAGGCACGCTAACCATTACCACGCCAAGAGGCGCGAGGGGCCAAAACCCACGACGAAACCCGGGGCGGAAACGCGGATCGCGAAAACGCTCGCAAAAGAAAAAGTCGTGCTGTGTAAAGACGCGAGTTGTCTTGAGACAGACCCGAACAAACCGCACTACCATCAGGTCGAATACAGTTTCGCGCCTGTGGAAGTCGGACACGCCAGCAACGACTATGCTCAAGCGATCGCCGATCTGACCTACGCGGAGAGTGAAGACGAGGCATTACAGCACGTATGCCCAAACCCGCCCATTAGCCCGACAGTCTGTGCCAGCAGGAAATCTACGCGCAAGCGAACGGCAGGGAAGACCGACAAGAATTTGCACCAACCGACACCGAGCGTAGCCTCGAGCGACCCCGTCCGGGTCTCCTCTATCCCGGTGCACATTGTCGAGACGCCTGCGGAAAACGTCGAGGCCACGTTTGCTACAGATGCTTCCAGCACCCCCG